TCCCACTCCAACGTAACCGCGTTCACCGCAGTAGGCGGCACCTGACCGACTCCTGTGACGGCGACAAAAGCGTTGGTAAGCAGGTTGAAGGCGTAAGGCCGATCGACGGCGCTGGTCACGTCCTGGAACAGCCCATAGACCAGATTGCCGACTACCTTGTGAACGACAGAGGGACCAGCGGTGTGGCCTCCTGGAAGGCCAGGACAAGCGGAAAAGACAACCAGCGCGGTGGCCGCGGCGCGCGGTGTCCAGAAATTGCTCGTCGTCGGATCAGGGACTAGGTTGCTCAGCGCCGAGCAGGCGCCGGGGAACTCATCGGTGGCGTCAAGGCTGTCCGACGCGCCCTGCGGCGAGAAGCGCTTGACGAACGTATCGCGGAGCGGTGTCGGCGCGGCCACTTACCAACCTATGGTCTTGGTGTTGGGCTCTTTGCTCCAACTCGGGCTGAACGAGCGCCGGTCAAGAGTGACCTGCTTCACCGCTTGCGTGTCGCCCTCGTTCTTCAGGTATCGACTAAGGAGCGCGGCTGCGCCCATGAACGTACTGCCGCCCTGCGGCGTCGTGCCGCCAAGGAACATCGGCGCGCGATCGTCGCCGCTCATGAGCATCAAATCGCCGGTCAACCGGCGAATGAGGTACTGCTGAGACGGGAACCACGGGATCACCGTGCTCGTCTCGGGCGTGGCGATATCGGGCATTTGGCCAAAGTAGACTGCCGTCACCGGATAGCTGCCCGCGGCAGGAGGCCAGACGTACATGACCGGGGCGCCCTGCGTGGCAATGGGTGAGTTATCCACAGCAAAATATTCGGGGTACTGCGCGAGCCCCGGCTGTTGCACCTGCGCGTTGAACTGCGCGAGGGTTTGGGCGATCATGACGTACTTCACGCCTAGGATCGTATAGAAGACATCGTTCTTATCGGCGCGCAGCCAGTCGGTAGGCAGAGTATAGGGGCCGTAGTTGCTGCCGGCGCCTGAGTTGAAGGTAAAGTTGAACGTTTTCCGGTTCACCGCTAGATCATAGTCGGTGCAGAGTTCGCTCAAAATCACGTTGAGCAGTTGCCCAGCCTGCTGCGTCCAGCTGGGAACCTTGGCGGTCTGCACAGCCAGCGTGACGATCTGCTGCGCCTGGAGGGGCATTACTCCCCTTCCACTATCAACTGCTCCGCGTCTTTCACCCGACGCTCAAAGATGACGATCTCTTTCTTCAGCGCATCGATGTCGCGCTTGGTGCTACCGATCTGCTGATCGACCTTGGCCTGTTCGGCCACCTGCGCCGACGACAGCTTGAGTTCGCCACGACGTTCGGACGCGCGGTGATCCTGCGCCCACTTATTGTGGAGCAAGCCCTTGTACGTCTCGGCTTCAAAGTGCGCTTCGGTCGCGTTGTGAATCGCTTGCTGTTTGTCGGCCAGCATGCCGCGCAGCGTCGGCAGAATGACGATCGCGCGCTGCCGGTCCGCGGCCTTACGCACCTTGTCGAGCGCATAGTTAAGCTCGCTGGGCGCGCAGTCGCGAGAGACAAAAGTCTGAAAGACAAGGTGGCGTCCCACACCCTCGTCAAGCGGGTACTGAAGCGTAACCCCAATCGCGGGAACGTCCGTCACTTTGGAAGGCTTGTCTGCGCTTTCGTAATCCATCAAAACCTCACTGGCCGGCCACCCGCATGGGCAACGCCCGTGTCAAGGCTGACCGACATTTCTCGGGAACGACGATAGAAGTTGGCGTTCGCGCTGCCGCGCTTCGTGATCTCGAAGTCATGACGATGCGTCTGATACTGAATGTCGAGGAGCGTCGCGAGCTGGCTCGCCGGCACCTTGGTCGTATAGCCGTGGTGATACACCTTGCCGTCGATACGGATCGCGTCAGCGAAGTCGGCGAGGTCGGGCGTGAAGTCAATCATCTCGTCAACGATCTCGGGATGCGCCTCGCGATCGAGCCGCTCCATCTCGTCTTTGAGGAATTTCTCTTCCGCGTCGAGCTTGTCGCGCGCGTCGATCTTGATCCGCGCCTTGGCGCGAATGGCATCCTTCTCCGCGTCGGTAAGCAGCGCGTCCAGATCGAGGATGCGCTCGGGCAGCGGAGTGGGCTTGGCGTCCTGCTGCGAGTCACGGATGGGCCGGCTGATCTTGCGTGCCATTAGCTGTGTGTCCAAGGTCCGTTAGCGATAGAGTTGGCAGATACGAGGATCGGCCAACCCTGCGAGTCGTAGGCGACATAATCGCCGGGGAGAATCTGGAGCACCCCACGGTTAGGGATAACCAGATGCCCAAGTCGAAAGGCGCCCGGAACGATCGGGCGCCCGTTGATCTGGTCGTTCTTAACGTTCGCGTTTAACGTCGCGGTATCCGTCACGTTCATACCGCCTCGCTGAAACAGAAGGGCGCTCAGCGTCGTGGTGGCGTTCGTCCCGAGCGTTAAGAGGGCCATGATTGCTCCTTAGCCGAAGGTGGCGCTGAAGGCCGAAGTGGACTCGATCCTGCCCATGAACTGGACGTTTAGCAAGATCGTCCCATACATGACCTTCCAACCAACCACGCGCAACTGATTGAGCGGGTCGGACTTATCGGCCTTGTCCAAGTAGCTATACTTGATGTCGTCCAGCTGCACCTGCCCATAAGCGCCGCGCCCAAAGACGTACCACGGATAGATTGTCTGGCCGGTCGGGGCTGGCGCCGGGGGTGCCTGCGGTGTGCCGATGCCGGTGATGACCACAGCGGTGTTGCTGGGAAGCTGAGTCGCCTGCCCCTGCATCGGGCCGCTCGTCGGGCCGCTCGCGGAGAGCCCAAGGTTCTGCGGCGTGCTGGTCGTGCCGATGTAGACGTTCCAGGTGAATCCAGCCACGTTGGGCGTCGTGACGCTGATCGAACCGGTCGTACCGGACGCGATCGCGATCGAGGCCGACACCTGCGTGAGATAGCTCTCATACTGGTTCTGGGTGTCGGAGCCGGTGACGATAATGAAGTAAGGCCCGCCCGCAGCGGTGAGCGTTCCACCAGTGATCGACGGCGTGCCACTAAGTTGCGCGAAGCCAGTCCAAGTCGGGACCATGTTCGTCGCGGTGAAGCGAACGCCACCAAGCTCGCCGATCTCGGAATTGTAGAGCTTGTTGATGTCGCTGTACGAGGATGCCAGAACGAAGGTGGAGTTCTCGCGCAAGTCCTGCGAGGCCAGATCGTGGCAAACCGCGGTGTAGTGCGGCATGCCGCGGGGATCGCTCGAAGCGCGGGCGCCGCCCGACTCAGCCTCAAGCTTGGTGTCGGTCTGCTCGTCGCCCATGAACACTGGAGCGCCCAATGTGCGAAGGGCGCCATACATGCGGTTGATCTCGTGCAGGTTCATCACGTCGCCGGCCTGAAGCGCGAAGCGCGAGCCGCGGCTGTTGACGTAGTTGACCTGTGTTCCGCCCTGGAGGTTGTTGAAAGTGTTGCGCTCGAAGGTTTCGGCAACAGCTAAGGCGCACAAGTCCTTAGCAATTTTAAACATGGGGTGTTTGATCGTCATCTCCGCGACATCGGTGAGGGTGATCTTATCACCCCACTGGAGCGCTACAGCGCTCACCATCGTCACGGTCATTTGTTGCCCGATAGGCGGAACACCTTCGGACAGTGGTGCGTAGGGAAGAGGAACTCTATTCCAGCGCGCCGCCTGATACGTTACGCCGCGACCCTTGGGCAGCTCCAGGGGGTCGCCGAACTGGTAAACCACCAAGCGCCGTCTAGCGAGGGGCAGCGTCGTCTGAGCAATGTACGCTTCAACGTCGGCTTGGAAACTACCAGATACGTTAGTGGGCATGACCGTTCGCCTTGTGTTTGCTCAGCGAACAGCCGCCGAGCTTAGATGTGAACCCCTGCGAGCCGCTTCTCCAAAGCTGCGATTGAGTTCGGATCGCTGTCGCCTCTCCGCGGCGCCGCACGATCGCTGCGCCCCGAGTCAGCCCGCGCAGTCTGTCGCTGAATGCGCTGCGCGCCAGCCTTCGCCGCCTTGTCACGCGCAGCGCTCCCCTGATCGACCTTCTGACCGAGCAAGAAGTAATAGACTGTCTCTCGCGTAAAATCTCGACCAGCGCGGCGCTCCGCCATGAGCAGCTGCTCGACCTCGCTGGCAAGTCGTTTGCGTCGCGGATCACTGGTCGCTTTCGCCTCATACGTCGCCTTGTCCGCCATGTCGGCGGCTCTGAAATTTGCCAGGCCGATCTCTCGCGCGTGCCGCTCATTGGCCTTTGCGAGCTTGTAATCGACCCTCTCTTCCACCGTCAGCAGGGCAAGCTTCTGAGCTTCCTCCTCCGGTGTCTCTTCTCTCGGCCGCGCCGCTGCGGCTTCTCTTGCCGCCCGCTCCGCACGAAGCTGAGATACCTCCGCCTCTAGCGCTTGCGCCCGCGCCGCCGCCTCTCGTTCTCTTCGCTTCGCCTCCTGGACCGCCCGCGTCGC